GTTGTTGCGAGTGGCTGATCTACTGACGCAGTTGTTGGCGTGGTGGATGCCGCCCCCCCTGTCAACACATTCAAAACTTGCTCAGGTTCCATGTCAGTAAATTCAGATACCTGTGCTTCAGGCGATCTGAGAATACTAGAAATCCTGTTCCGTTGTTCGGCTGGCGACGCTGTTGCATCTGCGACAACGTCGCTCAATATTTCCTTCACATATTCCGTATTTTCACCAATAGCAGGGCTTATATACTCCCCTCGATCCCATTTATATAAAATATCCATTGCTGGTGTTCGTTGCCCAGGCTGGGCCGGGAAAGGCTGTAGTGGACTATACCCCTGTTGAGATCCTTGTGGCCAAACACCAGCACCATAAATCTGCCCCAATGCAGATTGTACTACTGGGTGCATCTGGCCTTCCTTGTCCCTTGCGAGAACCCTATCAAGTGCCGCAAGGGTTTGATCACGGTTTAACTCGCCAGCATTATATTTTGCTTTAATATCAGATAATGCACCGTAGACCGTCGCAAAATCCTTCTTAAACTCTTCTTGCTCTACAAGGAACCGCTCGCGTCCTCCCGGAAACTGTATCCCAGGATGAGGGCTGGTATAGTCAGCTCTCGCTTCATAGGATGGCTCCTCCGACTCCGCACCTGCCTGACCCATAAACGGGTGGTCAGGCACTAGATAGCTGAGGTCAGGAAGATCTGGCATATCAAAAGAGCGGCTGAGATCAGGGAATTTGGACCTAATGGCTGGCATGGCTGGCATACCTGCTCCCCAAGGCATGAGTGAGGATAGTAGCCCAGGTCCCCTTTTTGGACGACGGCCCATCGCTGCCTCGTGTTCCGTAAGGAATGCTTCTCTCCCTCTTTCTGCTAGGGACGGCCCATCGGCTGTCACTTCTGGCACTTCACCTGGCGGGCTTTGTGGAGGGGCGTTTGGATCAAATGCATACGGAGTGTCTGATTGCATGTTGGCCCAAGGGCTTCTGGCCCAAGGGCTTCCTGGTCCACTATCCAACATCGTAGCAGCTTGGTTATTTTCTGCGGCTTCCTGCGGCCCCACCATTGGTCCTCTAGGAACATTTTCCGGTTCCACGCTCATGCCTTCAGGCAGGTCAAGCTTACGATCCAGCTCTCTTGGCGGTATGGCCCCAATGGGCCGACGGCGATTTCTTATTTCAGCCTGAAGTTTCGCAGGGGACAGCCCATACTTCGGGGCGACAATTCCAGCAACATCAAGGTCTCCCATGTTCCCATAACCCATAGCGGCATCAGCAGCCATGCCTAGCTTGGCATCGTCTTTAGAGAGATCATCAACCATCATCTGCTGCATGGTTTCAAGTATCTCTCGCTCGGTCTCGGCCCTGATAGCGAATTCGGCAGCTCCTGGATCTCCAGTCTGCCGCAGAATATCGTCGTAAGTACTGCCCCTTCCTGACTGATCCGTCCCGTTGAAAAAGGCCATTATGTCGTCAGAAGGGATATTGTCTGTCTCTGGCTCAGGCAAGCTGCCTGTAGACATGATCATGCCCAGGTCCATCGGACTGGAACGTCCGGCGATTACCAGGTTAGGTAACTCACCGAATAGAGCTGGTAACTCGTCTTGATATGCCATATTAGCCTCTCGGGCCTACGAGGCCCATTCTTCGGAGTCGCTCTTGTTCTCCCTGCGCTCCCGGACGTGGCTGACCTGGCGGAACCGCCGGGCCTCCCTGTGGGGTTGGCACAGGAGGCGGCACACCAGCCATAGCCGGGGGCATGGCCTGTGGTGGCGGCATAGGTGGCAGGCCACCCTGTGGCGGTCCACCCTGTGGAGGGCCACCCTGTGGCGGGGCACCCGGAGGCATTGGAGGTAACGCACCCGGGGATGGGCCGGGCGGTGCCCCACCTCCAAGATTATCTGATAAAACCTTAGCCTTACTCAACAGCATGGCTGTTAGTTCTCCAGCATAGAACTGGGCTAGGTCTTCTCGGCCCTGCTTCATTGCGGCCTGGTATAGGCTCCAAATGCCTGCCTCGGGCAGTGTTCGTTCTGCGATCTGCTCCTTGACGGCATCCTCGATCTGGTCTGCGTCCTGGACTCCCAGCACATTGTCCCGAATCCAGAGATCGGGGAGCAGAGGAGTGGGACCTTCGCGAGCGATCTGGGCCATAGAGTACTTGCTCATATCGTCTTGAGGCAGTCGGGCCACAACCGAGACATCGACATCTCCGCCTTCTTTCACCCTGGCCGGGGTGATGGTCTCGGAGAAGTACATCCGGTTATTGTCCCTGCCTGAAAGTTCCATAGCGGTAAAGGCTCCGCTAGAGTATTGGTCACACAGCAAACGGGCTATCTGCTTGTACGCCTGCTCCATAGCCATAATCCTGGGGGAAAGCACTGTCTCAACGCCTTGCTTGAGGGTATTGATAGCGAATCCTGATAGCTGGAACTGAAGCTCGCCATATACCGAGTGGGGGATGGAGCCGCGCTGTAGCTCACCGGAGACCATGCCCATATAGGCCCCGGCTTCTTGGGCTACCTCCATAAGACCTAACGGCTGGACATCCTCGCCCTGGGCAAGGGATATCTCGGTGCCTTCTTTGTAGGGATCTTCTTCGAGGGTTTTGGTGCCGTCCCGTGACACGATCTTCAGGCCCTGCTTACGCGACCTTGCGGTCAGCTCTAGCATGACGCTCATCATAAAGTTGTGGTTATCGTAGAGATCTCGGGTGGACTTGAATACGGATTCACCGTAGTCCTCGTAGGTATCTTCGATGGAGGACCATTCAAGTGATTGGATTAGCGGGTTAGCCCCTACCGGGCCGAGGAACACGGGCACCATGCCGCACTTCAAATCACTCTCGGGGGTGTGGCGGGTACGCTTTTTGATAAACCTGTTGGGGATGGTCACGAAGTTATCTTCCCGGTCATAGAAGTCATAGACATCTATGCCGTCGGCATCGTCTCGTTCCGTGCCAAGTCGAACTCCGTATTGGCGTTCTATTTCCCCCTGGGTCTTTTTAGTCTTATAGCAGGCCCAGGCAAGTCCGTCGGCATCGGTGCCCCAGTAGGTGTGCATGGGGTCCCACGGGGTCACGTCCACATAGGTCGTGTCCTCGTCCTTTTTTACTAGTAGTGCCCTGCCTGCATACCAACCTCGAAGGGCCATATACCATGCGAGCTGGCTCTGGAGGTCAGGCAGGAGTCTATTGGCAAGTCTCTCATTGGCGGATTTAAGCGCACCGATGATAAACCGTTCTTTGTCGTTGTTAACCTCTCGGCTGTTTCGGGGGTTTCCCGCAGGGGGAATGCGGACGATAGTGTCCGCGGCAGCTAGCCAGGAGATAATCTTGTCCGCATATGTCTGCGGCTCGTTGGAGGTATAGCTCTGGTATCCGTCGCCTGCATCGTAAGGGGTGAGGCGATAGAGCTGGTGGTCCGTATCCATACGATCTCGAAGGGATCGAGTAACATCGTGATGGGAATCGACCAGATCGAGTATGTTTTCTACAGTGCGTCGGGCCATTCACGCCCACCTCTTGACTTTGATAAAGCTTTTATTGCCGATATGGCCATAGCCAAACTTGTCAACGAGGCCGTAAACGACGGCCTTTACGCCGTGGTTGTTTTTATCCTCTGGCGATTCTCCCACTATATTACCATCCCTGTCCATTTTCCAGCGATAGGCCCGTGTTTGTCCGTCCATTGGTGACGGCATCGCCCCGAATTCGGACAAAATGCCGTGACATGTTGGGTTAAAAACAATTTTCGGGGCATTAGAAATCGGGTCGGGCTTCAAAAAACTCTTTAGTCTTTCGGTGCCTTCATTGATGCGGATCTTTTGAGCCGAGAGGTACACCCCGGTTTCTTGAAGCCAGATCTCGGCAGGAGCGGACATAGCTTGATGTTGGTATCCAGCAATGTCTATAACGCCTCCGGCGACATCTTTCCACCAGGGTCTTGATTGAGCGATGTTAATGATCTCGGAGGTGATAAGTCCCTGTTCGTAGATCTCGTCTATGACACAGACCTGTCCGTTAATTTCCTGGACTACCTCAACGGCATATGCTCCGGCATAACCTGGGTCCATCCACAGGTGGACGGGGGTTCCGACAGACCATTTTGCGTCCTCGGAAATATGTATGTCTGGGCGAAACTCACCAAAGACAAGGCCCTGGGGAGGTGAGGGTATCCCTTCGATGCGCTCCATGAAGAACTCATCGGAGGCCATAGCTTTAAGGCGCAGGATCTCGGGGTCTAGTTTCCCGCCGGGGTACAGGTATTTGTTGGTGTATGACGGCAGGGAGAAGCTTTGCTCGTCATTGGTACCGTGCTGCCAGGTCTGGAATAGTTGTGGATACCAGCCCAGGCTGCCCTCGAATGTGCCTGCCAGGAAGAGCCATCCCCGTTTCGGAGCGCAGCGTCCCCGCATTCTGTGGAAGGATTCCAAGTCGAGCTGGGAAGCCTCGCATCCGATAATGCCGTTGGGTGCCCTCATGGCCAGGGTTCTGGGGTCTTTCGCGCTTTTGGTTTCGATCCGGGTGCCGTCTGCGAGGACGATGCGCCCTGGATCGACCCGCTTTGAAGCCTCGGCAAGAACTCCCAGTGTGGCGAAGTCTTGGATCAGGTAGTCGAACTCGGCCCGAGTTCGCTCGTAGTCTGCGGCGACAAGCCAGTAAAGTCCCGGATCGTCGGTCTCAAGAAATCGGGAGACTAGATACTTTGATGCCACCATAGATTTCCCAGCCTGCTCTCCCCCGGCAACGAGGATGAACCTCTTGCGGCAGTCCAGGATGGGCATCTGTTTCTCGGTTGGCTCGAAGCTTAACTTCGAGAATAGATAGTCCGAAATATGTGGGGCTTCACTCGGGGCTAGCGTCATTGCGTTTCTTCCTGGAGAGTATATGCTCAACCTCGCTTATGGCGTTCTGCCGAGCCTCTTCAACCTCCCGGACTTCCGCTGAGTCTTTGTCTTTGACACCCTTGCGCTGCTCACGGACCCACTTCTTCCATTCCCCCATCATCTCTTTGTAATCGTTGTTGCCCACATTCGCGTCCCGGCGATACTTCTCCGGCCAGTGGGCCTGGAGGAAGTTGAGCAGCAACAGCGGATTGTCCCCAGGCTTCTGACTCAAGATCCGCTGCCACGCAACGTCCTGAATGTATTCCCGGAATATCTCCTTGGCAGTTTCGTACTTGGTCTTGAACTCATATGTGTCCCGAGCCATCCAAGACTTTACCGTCCCCCACGGTACACCCGCAGCTTTAGCCGCCTTAGCTACACTCCCAACCTCCCCGTAAGCAGCTATGAACGCACCCTGCCTGGCCCGAGTAGCGTCCGGGTCGTTGTCAGCCCTGGTCCGCTTAGGCTTAGACTTTTTTTCAACCACAACTACACCCACTACGCCTATCCCCTAGTTCTACCAGGCTAGCGGCGACAGTGCCCGCCGCTTTGGTAACCTCCAGGGCGAGGGCTTCGATTGCGCCCATCGACGTTCCCGCACCATTAAGGCCGAGGACCGTCAAAGAATTAGCCACCCCATGGATAGCCCCGACGAGACAAGAAGTGTCATGGCCCCCATCCCCGCCAGCTTGACAGTCACAACGCAATGCTTCACTCATATCGTCCCTCCCTCTAACAATATACTCGACAACTTATACCATAACTCTCGTGCTGGTAAATGTTTCGAGGACACCTGACGCGGATACCGATAGCTTGATCGAGATGCGATAACCGCTTTCTTTGCCAATAAATCCTCGATCATCTTTTGATAGGATTCTCGGTTCATGCGTCGCTCTGCAAAACATCCTTGCTCAGCGCAATAATCCCAGCAATACAACCCACCGCAACCTCAGTGAGATCCTGGGTGATACTGACAAATGCGATTGCGCCAAGTAAGCAAAGAGCTAAAAATATCTGCGGCCTGATGCGACCAAGGTATTTCTCCATCCGCTTTCCTCCGAAGAATTCCTAAAGTCCCGGCGGTCAAAACATATCTTGCATAGACCGGAAGATACGGGACCATTCGGTTCATCAATGATCCAGTGGTGCGAGTGATCCCCAACTCCCTTACCCAACCGACCACCATCGAAAGATTCGATCCAAGAACGGATCGTCCCCCTCGGAACACCTACCCCATCCGCAATTGATCGCTGCGGGCACCCACGAATATACCTCAGTAACGCTAACGCTACAAGCTCTGAAGGATATGTGATAGTTGGTGCCATCCTAGAAGTAAGTATATCACGCTATATTTCAAGTACACACCACACCCCCCCTTTAGGGGGTGTGTGTGTCTAGTATCTAGTAGCTAGAAGCAAGAACATACCACCATACCTCACCTACTACTAAACAGATTTCAGTGAAATCTATCTCCATTTCATGAAATTAGGTAGGCATTTCAATGAAATATGGCAGCATTTCATGAAATCAAGACGGCCTAATCAAGAAAAAGTCTGTCATGGGTAGGAGCTTATTAAGAGAACAACGGCCAAGCCATGCCCCCTCGCCATGCCCCCGAAGGGGCATGACACCTAGCCAGCCTCTGGCCCTATGGGCCAGGCCATTTCCTGGTGGGGTCGGCTCCTATTGGCTGGGTTCCGGACGCTAGTGCCACACTCCCGTGCCTAGATTTGACATCTCCTCCAGGCATCATGTACGTTCTATGCCTGGCTAGGCACGAATGACCTGGCCGACAGAACACAGAGTGCCCGTAGGGCAGGGAGATGAAACGATGGACACACAAATTATGGACAGGATCGAGAGCGGTAGTCAGGCACAGGTCGAGGCTAGGTATTGGGAACTTCCAAAGGAAATCCGCAATGCCTCGTCGGCCATAATTTACGAGGGGTTATCACCTGTGAATGGCGCAGCAATCATGGCCATTGTCTCAGGTTTAAAGACACCTTCCGACAATGACAAAACAGGGGTCATGGCGCAGATAGATATATTGCTAGCAGATACGCATCCAGTTGAAGGAATCAGAAGCGGACACGATGTCGCTATCTGTGGTAACTGCCCACTCCGTCCGGATGTTACCGGGAAGCGCATCTGTTATGTCAACCTAGGTTTCGGCCCATCTTCTAAGTTCCGTGCGTCGGTTCGGGGCAGTTACATCATAATGACGCCTGCGGAACTGGCGATTATCTTAGCTTACCGCCAGTTAGGAATTAGGTTTGGATCCTATGGCGATCCAGGAATGCTTCCGTTTGAAGTAGCGGAGACAATCCTAGCGTCAGGCGTCAGGCATACCAGTTACACCCACCAATGGATGGAACCGTGGTTCGATGCTAGGCACCTGACCTATAGCATGGCCAGTGTAGACGCTGTCAACACTGTCGAGAAGCTTCATGCTGTCCATCCGGACGCTAGGTACTACATGTTAGTTGATAGCTATGACGTGCTACCTGCAAATACCATCGCCTGCCCATCCAAATCTGATCAGCGCAACGCTGACGGAAAACGCCGGGTGACCTGTGCAGATTGTGGGCTGTGTGCAGGTACATTCAAGCAGGCAAAAAACGTCGCCATTGTGGAGGGTGCATAGGCAGGATTGAGAACGACAAAACTAACAGGCACAAATTAGGCACAGTTGCATAACGCCTGTGCCTTTGCTAGACT